GGTGCTTTATTATAGTATATTCTAAATTTATAATTTTGATCTGGTGTAGGGGCAAAATACATACCTCCAGAGGTAGTGTCTGACAGCCCCGTAGCGCCCCCAAACATGGCATAATACTTAGGAAACCCTGTAACAGAATTTGCTGTGTCTGTAGGAGCCTGTATTTCGCCAGAAGGACCAAATTTTCTGTCAACGAACTCTGACAAATAAGATTGATCTTTCTTTTCTAGCCAAGATCCGTTGCCCTCTGTATTAGCGGTTGAATTAAATACCTCTATCCCTCTAACAAATAAACATCCTGCAGGTGCGTTAATTGTATTATCATTTGCAACTAAAGTACCTTCTTGAACAAACCTATCAGCATCAATAGGAAGGTCCATCATAATTCTTTGTTGAGCGTTTAAAATAATATTTTCTAATACAGAGTCAGTTAAAACTGTATCATCTACTTCTGTGTAGCTTCTAATCTGTGTTTTTAATCCTGATGCACTTATTCCTGACATTATAAACTCTCTATATTAAGAGGACTAATAACACAATTAAATCCTCCTCCTGTTGCTGTACTCGTTGCTGCACTTGGTAAGGTCACAGTAAAACTATTTTTTTCTATGACCGTAGTGTTAGCATCGTTAACATAACTTGTTTCTACTAAAGAAGCAACCTTGAAAGAACCAAATACTTTGGCTCCTGAGTTATGGCTGCCTGCAGTTGTAGCCGGTGGTGTATATCCTCTGTATTTTGCAGAAGTTCCACGAGTACATCCAGTCAAATCATTACTAGATCTTCCTGTATATTCAATAATTTCATTTTGAAACATCCCTACCTCTAAAGGATTTGATGTATCGCTAGATGTTAAAACTTTTTGTATCATAATAAATCCAGAAGTTGGAAAATTAGATCCATCAGTCAAAGATATGGTCGTTGCTGAGTTAGTTATATCTGCACTTAGAGTTGTTTGCAGTTGTAAGTTTGCAACAGATACACCTCCAACAGGTTCTTTAACATCAGCAAACCTTAAAACATCATCAACCTCTAATCTACCAAATGGAAAAGAAATTGTTAAAGTTGTATTTGATGCAGTTGTAAAAGGATTAAACGGTAAAAAATCTTGTGTGTTAAATTCTGTTCTTGCAGGTCTTGCTCTTTGTAAAGCTTGTGGGTCTGCACTTGTAGGTGTAGGATCTAATTGTGGTTGCTTAGGTTCATATTCTGAAACATGGACCAGGGCACCATTCCATTCTCTAACCATTTCGTTGTACGGAAAAGCCATACCTGATCTATCTGAGATAGCTAAAGCATATTTACCTTGTGAAAAAACAGCCATTAACCAATACCTGGATAATATATTTTAGGTGATATATAAGTAGAGTTAGAAGAACCATCTTCATCTTCTGCTCTTAATAACTCATCTTCATATAACATCTTTAATGATTGTACTCTTTGAGGAGCATACTTGATTGATAAATAGTAAGCTAGACCTGAAATCATGCATGGCACAAATCTATACGGAACGTCTGTTGCATTTGTATATGCACCTACATCATCAATTCTTTTTGTATAATAGAAGTTAATAAAATTACCTGCTTGTGAGGCACCAGGAGTTAAATACAAAGTCATTGTAACTTTATCTATAAATCTTTGAACCCAATATTGTGTAGGTGTGCCGGTATCTGTTTTATTAGAGAAGCCCTGATATTGAGACCTGCTTATTTTTGTCATTGGAGTGTCAACATTTGTAGAAGCTATTCTATAATTTGCCTCTTGTATGTCTGTCATTCCATTTGGAAACTGTGTTACTGCATCTGCAGAACTGTGAGTTGCAGCAGTGCTGCCGTTTACTCCTCTAGTGCAGCCAGTTAAATTTAAACTTGAGATACCTGTGTAAGAAATTTGTTCGCTGTTTATTGTAATTGTGCCCCCGATAGTTGGCATGCCGGTGACTGATGCTACAGGAACTGTAGTTACACTTGCGTTAATACCTGCTGATAAAGTAGTAGATATACCCTCAGATGCACCATCAGAAGGCGATCTAAAAAAAGTGTACACAGCTTGTCCACTAACTAATTTTACATTTTGATTTTTTACTTCCCAAAAATGAAGACCTCTATTTCCCCATTCAGAAAATAAAATATTCAAGGATCTCTTAGCTGTTTTTAACTGATAGCCAGAGACTCCTTGTATACCGATACGCTCGTACGCATCTTCAATTATTTCATCAATGCTTAAGTTCTTATCAAAAACATAAGAACTAGAAGTAACGTTAGCCACCTAGACCTCCTAGCTTAGATATCCACCAGAATATTTGTCCGTTAATAAAGTGTAAGCCGCAATGTTTGTTTTAGTTTTACAAAAAATTCCTTTTGGAAATAAAATTCCATCTTCAGGAAAATTAAAATTAATTACATCTCCTGTTGGAACATCTGCTTGAAATAAAGTAGTTCCACTATTTGATGTTGTTGTAAGTTCTAAAACACCTGCACCGCCTCCATCAGAAGCAATAATTATACCTCTTAATCTTACTGGTGGGTCTATGATTGCAGTTGCGCCTGCCGCTGCATCAGATCTAGTAGCTTGTATATCATTTTTAAACGACATTTTTTCTCCTTAAAATTAATATGTGGGGCCGAAGCCCCACACTAATTAATTATTATGCGCTTACGCCTGTTCCAGCCACTCTAGATTGGAACGTGTTAAAGTAGTCAACAACTAAATGATTAGCGTTTGTACCTTTGTGTGCACCCATAATATTTATTTCTAATGCAATATCATCTGGCACAGTTGTAGCTGCTTGTACTCCAACAGGATTTCCGTTTAAGTACAATTTAAATTGATTTGCAGTAACACCTAACTCGCTTCCAGCTGGTTGATAAGCAAAACCTAGTCTAACTGAGTTAGCTGGGATCGCTTGTACTGAAGCTGTTTGTGTAGCGATAGTAGAATCCACCATAGTAAAAGTAGATCCGCCCGCAGTGTCTAACATATCAAAAGATACACCTGCTCCATTTTTTCTAGAAATGAATTGAATTGTAGTTGTATCCTGTAAGTGTGAGAACCCAATACCATCAGACGGTAAAGTATCTGAATCTGCATAACCGTTTTGAGCAAATCCTACCCAAGTATTTAAATCACTTACGTCAGTGATTGCTATGCTAGTTTCAAACCACCATTTTTGGTTTTCATTGAATTGCCAAACTTCTGGTCCTGCAATCCCTTGTATCTCACCAGCGGCAGGAGCATTATCTCCTTGTCTTAACCATCCACCAGCATACTCTGCTAGTTGAAAGTCTGATCCACCAGTTGATGTAACTGTCCAATCACCTGCGTTATAGATCTGCCAGTCGTTTTGATACGCTTGTTCTTGTTCGTATCCACCTGTAATAAGAGGTTGTTTGATTCCACTAAATACAGAAGAACCTCCATCTTTTCCTACTACGTTAGTTACTCCATTTTTAAAATGTGTTGTCATATAATCAGCGCCTCCTCGCGCCAGTTATTCTTCCTAAGAAAAGAATAACCAATTTATGTCTTAATATTCTTAGTGTGAAAGTTATACAGCAGTTTTAAGTAGAGCGCAAGAGGGCCTATAATGTGGATTGGATTTTTCCAACGATGTAGCTTTTTATTAAGTAGCTACTGAAACTTGGGGTGCAGCCTCTTCAATTTTATTTTGCAAATGCTCTTTTCTAGCCTCTGCCATTTTTATATGGTTTAAAACTTCTCTGACTTTTCTGTCAATCTTAACCATATTGAGAGTATATCTACCCTCTTTGAGATGCTCCTGCTCCCACTGAAGATCCAGACCTCTTTTCTTCTGATAAAGGTCCTGTAGATGTTGCATCATCTCCTCCATTCATAACCTCCTCATAGGTTATTCTGTTTATCTTGGGATCATTCATTTCTCCAAGATACTCCCATTTTATATCACCATTTCCTAGTTTGTCAACTATGGCATTTTCTATATCTAATGGGCCGTCAAGGCTTTCTATAATAAAATCAGCATAATATCGATATGCATATATCTTGATTCTGAATTGTTTGGGGTGCC